ACTGTTGCCATTAGGTAAAGCTCCCGAAGTAAAATAGTTTAGAATTTGATACACCTTGAGGTGCAGCTTGCCAAGTAGGTGTAGAACTAGTACCTGTTGACGTTAGTAGTTGTCCTGATGTTGAACTACCATAAGCAGGTACGTGAATATTACCATCCCCAGTTGGGTGAGTGTAAACAGTATCAGTGTCAGTAGGAACTACCCAAGAATTATCTCCTCGAAGGAATGTAGTAGCACTTGCTGTGCCAGTAGCACTTAGTTGTGCTATAGTTACTGAATCATCAGCAGTGGATATTTTAGCATCTAGCTGAGTTTGAATTGCTGAGGTTACACCATCAACATAATTTAATTCTTCATCAGTAGGACTGACTGCTGCATTAACATTAGGGAATGTATTCTTAAGGGTAGTCTTGATACCTCTTATATGGTCATCACCCTCTGACACATTATCAGTAGCCGTAGGATTCGCTGTATTAAGTGAATCAATATAATTGAAAGTCTCAAGAGCCATAAGTTCTCATTAGGTTACGCTGAAGCAGCTGTTACTGTTACTGTTACCTGTAGTGTGTCACCAGAGATTACTGAACGACTAGAACTAAAATCAACCACACCATATAGTGTACCTGCTGTTCCTGTTGCTGCTGTGTTTAAGAATGCACCTGCAATAGTTGCTGTTCCTGTCACGCTGAAGTCGACAGACGAGGCGTTAGTCATACTACCTGATGATGCTGCACCTTCAGTCCACTCTTTACGATTACCTGAGTAATCAGTGTTCTCTGCCCAGCTTGAGTGTGATGACATAGTATCGGCTGCTATTGGAGTACCTGCACCTTTGAGTCCTATGTACCAAGTTGTTGTTGCTGTTCCTGCGTGGAACTGAGTATCAAGAATATGATTAAGACCTGCTGTTGTAATCAGGTTCTTCTTATCCTCTGTCCACTTTACGTTACCGTCTTTGTCAAGACAGGTGACCTTCCATATGTTCTTTAAATTAATTCCTACGTCTTTCATTATTTACTCCGTTGTTGTTATTCGTCTGGGTCTGCTACCTTGGTCCAGGTAGTTGATGTATCTTCTGTGACATCATTCCACAAGAAGTTATTTACTGAGGTTAAGTTTCCTGTTGCACTTAAGGTTATACTCTCTTCAAAGTTTACGTTGTTCTTTATTGTCTGTGTATCACTGAGTGTGATTGATACAGGGAAGGATACAGAGGCTGATGCTGTTGTACCTACTGAAGCACCTAGTGTTGCTGATGCTAACTTGATTGCATCTTCTTCGTTTAGCTCAGTAAGATTCAACTGAGTCATATTGGCAGTTACAGGGAATGCTGCTGTCTGTGAACTGGATACAGAACTGTTAGCTCCTAGTGTTGCTGTAGCTGAATATGTGCTTACTGCCCAGGTGTTAGTATCTGCAGCCCAGGTATTAGTATCAGCTGCCCAAGTGCTTTGAGCCATTAACCTTCAACTCCTGAGTATATTGTTCTTACTCTCATAGCTGAGCCTGAGTGTCTGTCTCTTGCATCTGCCTTCTGTAGTTTATCAATGGCTGAACTGTATGCATTTAACCATACTGGTATACGCTCATCATTCTTAATAAAAGGCTCTGCCTCTAATAGAGAACCATATAATAATAAATCAGGTGCATTACTAGTTAGCCAGTTAGATGTTACAGTACCTGAAGTACCATCACCTAGTGATGTGAACTTCTCGTAGAAGGCAACCTCTAATGTGTATGCTGAATCTGGTACAGGTGCTAATTGAATCTCATCACCAATCATAGTGTATGCTCTTGGTACACCTGTTGAACTACTGCCATATAATCTATCTAACATCTCAGGAGTAATGTACTCTAATGCCCTGATAGGGTTAGTATTTAGTTGGATGTTACGCATCTGTAGGTAACCACCAGGTAGATTAAAGTATCTCTTATCTGCTGTGGTTGTCATAGTAGAGCGTACTTCCATAGGTCTGATACGTAAGTCTCTATTGATTCTAGTTTCAGCTAATGCTATGAAGTCTGGTATCCTAGAAGTTAAATCACTACGGTCTAACCAATCAGCTACCGCATCTTTAATATTTGTATACGTACTTAGTGCCATCTATAGTTTACCTTTTGTTGTTCTGAATGGTGCGTTGACTGGGTCATTCATCCATTCCTTCATACGTTCTTGGTTATTCCACACACCATCTCTCATCATCTGCTCTACCATAATCATAGGTATACGAGCTACTCTGTGTGAGAATTGTGAGTCACCCTCGTATTGTGCTCTACCACTACGAGCTGAGTCAAATCGAAGCATAGCATTATCTTCTGCAATCTTCTTTATTTCTTTATTGTCTTGAGTTGATACACTGGTCAGTGAACCATCTAGGTTCTCTATTATTTGATTGTTTAGTGCCATCTGTATCTTCCTCTAATATGAAAGACCCCACCGAAGTGAGGTCTAAACTAACTAGCTATTAACCAGTAGTGTACTGAATCTTACCGTTAGCTGCTTCGTTGCCACAGCGTAAGCCGTACTCAACTAAAAGCATCTTCTTCTCAGAGTCACCAGTCTTATCGATGTCGATAGTCTGGAAATCACGTAAGTAGTCAACAGACCACATATCTGAATCCAAGAAGTACACGATGTCCTGGTCACAGTATCTATCCAACTGAATGTTGAAAGTACCGAAGTCAGAAACATACACATCAACTGCATTGTAAATTGCCTTGTTGTCATCTACAACTGACTGTGTTTGAGAAGCACGACCAGTCATAGCAGTGATTAACTTCTTATTAGTTGCACCTAATAGGATAGTTGATGGGTTACCACCAGCATTCCAAGTAGACTCTGCTACTGCAGTTACATCAGCTTCAACGATTGCTGCGTGAGAACCAGTAGTACCCGCATCAGTTACGTTAGTAGCGATGAAAGTTGCAGCACCTTTAGTCTCACGAGCTGTGCTTGCATCACCTGCAACAGCTGCGTTAGTAGCTAATAGTGAAGTTTCCATATCACGCTTAAGCTCCTTACTAGCTTTAGCAAGTTGGTGAGCAAGCTCAGACTTCTTACCAGCGTTGTTAACCTTGTCCTGAGTACCAGTAACTTCAACAACCTTCTTAGAGATTTGTGTGTAGTTACCTAGACGAGTTGTAGCTGTAGTTGCTGCAGTACCTGCTGCTGCTCCTTCAACTGCTGCGTTAGTGCCAGAAGCTGATGCTAGTGCATCAGTCTGCCATTCAAAGTAAGTGTTAGAAACACTGCCTTTCTTTGCGATACCAGATAGAAACGGAGTTTCTGTTGGGCTGATATCATAGATTACATCAGACAAATCTTCACGAATTGCCTGTGCATCATAAGTATTAAAATTAGTAGCCATTACTATTTCCTTATATTGTAGCTCTAGTTATTAGAGCATATCATAAAATACGGAAGCGGCATCATCTTGATGACCAGACTTCCTTAACCTTGCACGCTTTTTCTTGATTTTATCATCGGCTGCTTCAGACTTAACTTTACCTCTTCCAGACTTCTGTACCTTGGGAACTTTCTTGATTGCCTTCTTCTTAGGTGCTACCTTCTTAGTTAACTTATCAAACTCCATAGCTTTCTTAAGTATAAGAACACTGCGGTGGTCTGCTAGTTGGTCAACTTCTTCTGGTGCATATCCTGCAGATATTGCAAACTTTCTAATGTCTTCCTTAACGGTAGACTCTTTGTTGTCCCACTCAGGTAAAGCACTGACTAACTGAGAGTATTGGTCTTGAACAAAGGTTGCTCTTGACTGTGCCTCTTGTTGTTGCTGTTGTTGCTGTACAATCCGTTGTTGTTGTACAGCATTCCTTGCTTTATCCTGAGCATCTCGGTACTCATCCTTCTTAAGCATATATGCGTATGGGTCTTCCTCTTTAAGGTTTTCCCAGTCTACATTATTAAACTCTTGAAGCTTGGCTGACTGCTGTTCTTTCAGCATTTGCAAACCATTAGCGTACATCTGTCTCTCTTGCTCTAACTTTATGCGTTCAGATTGAATTGCTTCATTCTCTTTACGCCCTTCAGCTAATGCTTGAGACTTACGAGTATAGTCAGATTGTCTTTGATATCCAGCTTTAAGTTCTTCAAGGTTTACATCGTATTCTTCCCCATCTACTTTGATAGTATATACAGGGTCTGCAACTTCTTCCTCTTCCTCTCCGCTTTCTTCTTCTTCCTCTACTTCCTCAGTGGCTTCCTCTTCCGAGACCTCGTCCTCGCCTGTAGGTTGGTCATCTTGTGATTCCCACATATTAAGGATTGTATTTGCCGCCTCTTCTGACGACCCTTCTTTGGCTTTACTAAAAGCCTGTGCAACTGCTTGGTTATTCTCTGCAGAATCCATAGTTATCTCCCTTGTTTTTAATTTGTATTAATAGAATTCTTCCTGTCCTTCAGCCAGCTTACCAGTATTAAGTACAGATTTAATATGTTCATCAATTAAACCTAGACTCTTTATAGTAATATAAATTCTATCTCTTTCATCTTCCTCACTGATTTTAGTTTGTAGTAACATTTCAATCAGTTGTTCTTTTGTTTCCTCAAAAGCTTTCTTGTATAAAGGGTCATTAACAAATCTACTTGCATCTTGACCTCTCTGTATATCCTTCCCTTTCTTTCCCATCCCTACTCACTCCATTTATTATGTTGGACCAATAGCCACTGGTCTACCCTGCTCCCTTTCTAGTATTAACTCTTGTTGTTTAAGAGCTAAGTCTGCTTTCTTAATTTCTAATTCTTGTGCTTTGATTTGCATATTGACCTGAGCTTCTTGTGCTTTTAACTCTAATTCTTGTTGAGCTATCTGAGCATCAATCTCCATCTCTTTCTGTCTAAGGGCTGACTCTGTCTGCATCTTCTGCATCTTTAACTTGAGTTCCTCTGACTTAAGTTGCATCTCTGCTTGCTTAGCTTGTTCCTCTGGACCAGGACCTTGTTGTGGTAAATCACCATCACCAGGGTCTGTAATGAAGTCTTCTACGTTCTTCATACCCATAGCTTTAATCTGCTCTGCAATAAGATTGTATACATTCTTAGGCTTAATCATCATACCTGCAGCTGGGTGTTGTGCAACCATCTGAATAGTCTGAGCTAGTTGACCCAAATGCATTAGGTTCATATCCTTGTTACCAAAGCCTAGACCTACCTGTGCGGTACAGTCCATCTTCTCTTTCCATTCAGAAGGATAAAGTGTAGTCCACTTATTATTCAGTCTGACAATCTTCTCAGGAGATTCAAACTTCTGTATGAGTTGGTATACGCTGTTGGCGAGGTCCTTCATACCTGTCTCTGCGAATACTCTAGCAATCAATTCAATCTTCTGTTGTGCTGCAGTCATTACTTGTGCTACACCAGTAGCGGTTTGGTGTGACTTTAAGCCACCATCTCCAATACCCATACTGTTCTTATTAACACCAGTCCTCTCTTCTCTGATGCTATCTAAGTAGCCCAGCATATTAAAGGAGTTCTGGTCTAGCTGTGGAGTAGCTAGTGGTGTCACAGCACCTGGGGTACGTACTCTTACAATACCTCCAGGTCTGCTGGTCATAAGGTCATCCAAGTTGACTTGACCTTCGACTACTTCATAACGCCCATTATTTGTTAGGTACATATTGTCTAACAAGTTACGCATTAAGGTAGTCTTAATTAGTTGAAGGTCAGAGATTAAGTCATAAATACTCAAACCATAAAACTTATGAGGCATTGGAACAGGTGTAAGGGAGGAGAAGGGAACACTGTCCACAGCCTCATTATCTAATAGTTCATCTCCGACCTTCGTTATCTTTCTTAATTCGTCTATACCATCGTTGTCGAAGTCTACCTTGATATAGCATTCAGTTACCCAAACACCATCATCAATATCACCATTAGGATAACTAGAGTCACCATCATAATCAAATCTGGCTAATCTCTCAGACTTCCATTCAGCTTCTTGTGCAGAGAATGCTCTCTCCAACTTGGCTTTAGGATAGCCTGCAGACAATAACTCAGACTTAGTTTTCTTAACTCTATGTCCTACAAAGCGTGCATCTTCGATTCCCTTTGCGTATTTATTAATCAGGAATTCTTCTGGTGGTACAGGTTCAATACAAACCTGACCACTCTCATCAGTTCTTTTAATTACTACATCGTGGGTTATAGGCTGTTGAATAGATGGTTGAATAGATGGAGGCATCATACCT